GTGCCCGATTACGTTACGATGAGGAAGCTTACCAGGATCGACCCGACTTCTGGTTACATATTGACGAGACCGAGGAGTTCGATGAAGATGAATGGCAACCTTACGACTTCAAGCCGCTTGATTACCGCTTACCCACTCATTTGCCAGCCGAAGCACGGGAGATGTTTGAAGAAGATCAAAATGCACAGATCATGGAACGATACACTGCAGAGCTGTTCGAGACCGAATACTCCGAGCAATTACCAGACACGCCACAACTTCGAAAGGATGCAACGACATTGATGACCAAAATGGCTGATGAGATGATTGGAGCCAATCGTAAAGAAAGATGGGCGGCTCTTTTCAGCATGTTGCGTAGCAAACCTTTGGACGAGAATCCTTTGTATGTTTCCCCAAATACCAAGAATTGGGGTTTGGATCAGAAAGCCAGTGATCGTGCTTCTTTCCTCGCTGCAGTCAAACAACGAATCCGTTATTCTACCGTTGAGGGCAATTACGCTCAATTTCACGAACAGCGCGCTTTTGGAGAATTGTGCTGGGGTGCATTCATGCGTTACATGGGATGGACAGTACCGGTGCCTTGGGATGAGCTGAAGTATCAAAAATCCATCGAGGCTTTTCAATTTCGACGAGGAGATCGCAGTGTTGCCCTGAAGAAGATGAGTCTCAACCGAGCTGATCAGGACTTTCCTTTGACCATTACCGCTAAGACGCAATGGAAAGCAAAAGATCGCGGCTTCAGCGTTGCGAAACCTTTGCAACCAGTCGTGATCCATGCAGATGAATACACATTCAAGCATGGGCCTTTTGGTATCTATCTTCTCGATAAACTCATGGCCAACACGCCTCACTATTGGTATTTCCAAGCCAAAAGAACTCCTGAGGAATTCGGGGAGTGGGTTTCCCAACACTTCCCGATTGACGCAAGTTATCAAATGAATGATCAAAAGGGGCAAGACCAAGCCGTTCAAGGTTGGGCTGTTTACTTCTTCATGCAATTGATGCGTTGGTTCAGTTTTCCAGAGTACATGATTGAGGAGTTTCAACGTGACAAAATGAGCAAGCAGATTGGCCACAAGGTTCTGGCTATCATGACGGATTCCGGTGAGATTTGGACTTATCTTATCAATTCACTTTCTTCGGCAGCTCGGGAGTGTGCTATGTATGACCTTCCTGCTGGCTTACCGATGGCAAACGGAGGTGATGATATCCTGAGGGCCACTTATGGCGGACTTTCACAAGATTACATCAAAGTTCGCCATCTCGATCCATCAATTGACAAACGTTACGTTTCAGACAGAGGAGATTTTACGTCCTTTATCGTCAAGCGTGGTCAGTTGTTCAAGGACCCCATAATTCTTTGTAAGAGGTTTTTGAAGAAAATCGCAAACGGAGAGGGCGAGATAGCCATTGATGGTTATTTTCACCTGTGGGCCTTCAATTATGCCAAGACTGATCTCATAGCCGAGTTGCTGGACGAAGACGAAGTCGCCGCTCATCAAGTAATGACGCGTATCATGTTCAATCTGAAGAGGG